CTCGGGCGAGAGTTTCTTGGTTTCATTATTCTTATCGTTCCGTTAGAATACGTACAATTAACGTATGCGTGGGCTGTAAATATAACTACGTGAATCCCATCATCAAAATACAGAAAAAAGTACCCTTTTATTCCTGTAAATGGAACTTTCATACATAACGAATATCTCCGCATTAGTGTATGACTATTTCGTCATTCGCTAATCCTGGGCAAACTATAAAATTAGTAGTTGAAACGCTGACCGCTAACGGCGAACGTGCCGATGGTTATGCCGATGGCTATGCTGCCCCTATTATTAACTCATTCTATCTCCCCAGCGGTACCGCTGCTTCTGGTTTCCCTCAAACTATGACGCAGCTGGAAACTGGTCTGTACTTCCTTGCCATTACTCTCCCCTCTGGTTCTAATGGTATCGGTACTTTTATTGCCTCCGCCCAGTGGCTTCAACCCGTAACTGGCTTGTCTAGAAGTGCAGTGTTTTCTATTAACTCTGCCCTCCCGTTTGGGAACACGACAATCAACCTTGCTTAAGCAACACGTTTGCTCTCTGCCTTTTTCGTGTCAAATATATTGTACCGTCTTTGTACAAATATTCGCAAATCTTTTTCACTACTTTGTTTCCAGAATATCCTACCTGGTGTATTCCACCAGATAAGCTTACTTTTCTGTCATAATAGAGCTGACAATTCTTATCTATTATTTTATACATGTCTGTGAGAAATGGTTTCGTTCCTCTTACAGAAAACATGTGCTGCGGTATGTTCCTACTCTTTTGTTTGTATTTTGATAATGAACCGTCCCCATCAAAATATCCCCGTATAAAATGGTTTACTAACTTATGATCACGTACCCACTTTGGCATCGTGTATATGTGTGTCTTCCTGGGAACTATATTAAACCTTCTTAAATCATCACATATCTTTCTACTATACATCGCTAATTCACAATAATTAGGATACTTTTTTACTGGATATGTGGATTTCATGTGCCTGTTAAACATTCTTAAATGATCAATATCCTTATTAGCTAGAGATACTTTTAGTACAAAAGTGTAATCTCGTTTTTTATTCATTACACATCCATCTGCTGCTATAAAACCTGCCCAGTAAAATGATCCCTCAGTGTTCTGGGCGAAATAATCATCATCACTTTCGTACATTTTGTATTTTATTATTTGTATGTTGTTTTTCTTTCGATAACGATATGCTGTGGTTTTACCTATCCCCAACCTTCGAGATACTTCGCTGATTGATTTGGTTTCTGCGTATAATTTGATGAAATCTTCTTTGTTTATACTCATGGAATAACGTCTCCATACCACATATATCATATCAATTAAATTGCATTCTTAGCATGGTATTACGATCTAGGGGCGAATTCGCCAATCAAACAGATACTATCCAGCTTCGTGCCGAATTCCGTGGTCCAGATGGGAATCGTACCGATCTCGATAGTTTCCCCCAGTTTAGTGTCATGCAACCAAGTGGTAACGTTGCCCTCGAACCCACTACTGCCGGCGTATATCACGTTAGTACCGGCATCTATGGTTTCGATTATGAAATTTGCTATAACTGTCCGATTGGCGTTTATACCGATGTTTGGAATGGTACTCTAAATAGCTTTACGGTATATCAGATAGGGAATTTCGTAGTTCAGAACACTCAGCTGCCCGCTATTAATACCGATGGTTATATCCATTTGGGTGATGATGTTCCCTTCTGTTATTCACAAAACGCACTCCTCAACATTAACAAAATTATCAAAGTAATGCGTGCTCGTCTAAGTAGTCAAGGAAAGGCTAGAATTAAAGATGAGTACGGTAATACTAAATATATTGATTGCGATATTTATACCGTTCCACAGTTAGCTACTTTTGCCGCTATCTCTCTACCTGCCTTTAATGAAATCCCTCACTTTACTTGGTATACTTGGGAAGATACCGATTTCGTTGATCAGTTCTTAAGTGTCTTGGCTCAACATGCTACCGTTTTTGCTTTGGCTTCTAAGGTTATGCTGGAGCGTGGTAGAGAGTTCGATATTACCGATAATGGCGTTTCCTTCCGTCCTCCAGGCGTTTCTGATGTCTTGCAGACTCAGTATACTACTGAGCTGAGTAATTGGTGGGATAAGGTCAAATTGATTAAGCAAAACATGAAGCCGATGGGGATCGGCTTGGGTACGCTCAGGATCGCTGCAACCAACCCGGCGATCCTAAGGTTAAGACACCTTAGGGCTCGCCAGCTACTTCCTGGTTAAACTGTGTTATATAAGCTGGCAGATGCAGCAGTATAACATAGAGTACTTTCGTCATTGGGCGGTAGATAAGGGTGGTGAATGTCTTTCTACCCAGTATGCAAACGTAAGAACAAAGCTAAAGTTTAGGTGTAAATCTGGACACGAGTGGTCGGCGCAGCCTCGAAAGATATTAGAGGGATCATGGTGTCGCGAATGTGTATTTGACAGACTACGAAAATACACAGTAGATCATGATTTCTTTTCTCAGGACACAAAGGAATCGTTTTATTGGGCGGGGTTTTTAGCAGCTGATGGGTGTGTTGGCAAATGGTCCGGAGCACATAAAGTTCAGTTACATTTAGCTATCAAGGATTTTGATCATTTATATAAATTTAGAAAAACTATAAAATCTAATAAACCATTTAGGTTTAGGCAAAGAAAATCTCCCGGTAGTGATACTATGTGTTATTCTCACGAAATTAGAATCACTTCTCCGCGAATGTTTAATGATTTAAAGAGATTTAATATAGTAGAGCGTAAAACATATATTTATACCATGCCGGAATGGATTAAAGATCATCCTTACGTTCATCATTTTATGCGTGGATACATAGATGGAGACGGGTGTTTTACTTTAGCGCAGAACAAAGGGCAGGATCCTCACGTACTATTTTGTATGAGGGGAACATACCAGTTTTTACAATCGTTCCATGATGTATTGGTAAATAACGGTGTAGTCAAGGAAAACGCTTATGGGCATCGGCTGAAGATCCGACCCAAAGATGGGAAGAAATATCCAGCATTTGACAGACTTACTTACAGCGGGAATACAGTAATAAGCAAGATGTATGATTTCCTTTATAAGGACGCTACGGTATGTTTAGAGCGAAAAAAAGAAGTTGCCAGCAATGCGAAGAAGTATGCAGTTTATGGTAATGGGAAGAGGAAAAAGAAGCGAAAGGAAAGTTCATTAAAGTTAACAAAGGAAGAATTATTATCATTAGTTGGACAGTTTAAAACTCAGAGGGCAGTGGCAACCCATTTAGAATGCACAGCGGCGAATATTAGTTGGTGGGTAAAGGAGTTGGGGATAAGTAAGGAAGAGATGTGTACGGTTACTGGTAAAAGTTAGGCATTTTTATTTGACAAACCGCAATCAACCTGTTATTCTAGCACTCCAACGAAAAAGGAGCCAATAATATGCTAGTAGTGTACGTGAGTGATAGTGAAGTTTTGGTATGTACCCCAGATAATGAGATGGAGACGCTGAAGCAGTACTTTACTGATACAGGTCGTGATCTAGACGACTACGATCGTCATGAAGAGCACGATGTAGCTGTAAAGGTAGAGGCAAGGCTGCACAGTTTTCAGTGCCTATCAAAAAAGTCTGGCTAATCGGATCGCGGGCGTTAAGATGGCGGGCAGTTAGAAATAGCTGCCCGTTGTTTTATTTCATTTGACAAATCGCGCTCGGCACATTATTCTGTCGGGTAGCAACGCAGATGGACGATATGTACGATTTGGAAATCAGAATACCCGGACGATTTGGGACGTTCCTGTCGGTTCTGTCCGCAGCCGCAATTGGATTCGCCCTGGCGTTTCCGATAGTCTTGTGTTTTTGGCTGGTGGCTACCAGCCTCAGGTAACCAGCGTTTTACCCTGGTTGGGGGCGTCGAGGAGCGTAGAAATACCAAATGACGGAAGAAAAGCGAACGTATCTCGGTGAAGACGCGCGCAGATCACTCCAGAAGAACGCGCCCGGAATTATTGACATGCTCCGGGAACGTGACTTCCCCGTAGAGTTCTACCACAGGGGCAAATTCTGTTGCCTCATCTGGAACGAAGAGCAGCTCGCGGCACTGCATGGCGGGTAGCACCAAATGGGCATGGATGAAAATGAGCGTCAGAAGCGCGTACCGCCGTGGGTTGAGCATCCCGACTCGCAAAGCCTTGCGGATAAGCTCAACGCTGAGTCCGCGACGCTTTGCGTTCACGATCGCGATCCATGCTACATGCGCTGTGGAGTGCAACGGCAATACAGATCACACTGGGAGGTTATTCCTTATAGCAGGCGACTGGAGTGGTGCGAAGCGGTGTACGGCGATGAAGCTCTTCAGCGCGACGCCCAGTACGTCCGCAAGTTTCGATAATATGCTGAATTAAACCATATTTGATAAAAAATATACTAACTGTCTAAGACACATACAGATGTATGTGTCTTTTTTCTTTTATACTGGGTGGGATTGTTACAGCGGGAGATTTAGTGCTCATATTTCGGCATAGAAACATGGCATTAGACAAAAAACAGCTAAAAGCACAGCGAAGACAAGCGCGAACCGACAAGGCGCGCGAGGTAGATGGCATGAAATGGACTCACGATTGGACATCGGACCAACAGTGGAACGCTGGGCGCACACGCATGCAGAACGACAACATTCGATGTAAAAGGTGTGGGATGGGGTTTTGGAATTTCAGAATGAAACCAATGACTTGCAACGACGTTGCGGTGCATGAGATTATCACAAACAGTGCTGCGCCGCAGCAGCCAGGTCCAGTAATTTCAAATCAACAAATAGGGCAGGTTGTGGGAATACCTACTGGTGATTTGGGGAGAAAAGAGTGAGCAAAGAGCGCGAAAAGCAATTAGCTGCAATAAAGGTTCTTAAGAAGAAGATTAAGGATCATGATATAGTGCGCGAAATGTTTAAGAAGTATAAGGTAGATATTGACGAGCTTGATCTAGTTCCTATGGCTTTTATTGATTTGGACGTGTCTGCCCGTACCGATCACGGCATTATTTATCTCAGTGATAAGTTGTTAGAAGATGATCAGCCATTAAATGACGATCATTATCTAGTCCATGAACTAACGCATATGCTACAGCAAACCACAGGAGATCAGCCAACGACTGGAGGAGAGAGTGGTGATGATTATGTATCTAACAAGTATGAAGTAGAGGGATTTCAGAATCAGACCGAATACATTTCCGACGAATACGGTGATGAAACTGCTGAGACATATGTTGACAAGGTATTAGATCATCACAAACTGAAGGGAAAGAAACGAGAAGAACGTAAAGACGTATTACTTCAATTAGCTTCGGAAAACAAGCATGCCCTGTGATATAATTCAACCCACCTATGTTCCGCCAGCGAAACGAGGGCTACGTGTAGTCAACTCGGAGGGAGATGGGTATTCTATTCATGTATTTTGGTATCGGGCATATGCTTCGGTAAATGGGTATTCTATAGCTTATAATATTTATTATAGTACTGAACCAGATGATAATGTATTTGATGAGGGACCGAAATATTTATCAACGAATAATGATGGACTGACAGCACTACTTAAGGAATTTACTCCTGGTGATACTTATTATTTTGCGATACGAGGGATGCAATACGATCCTGCCTGGTTTGATCCTACGGATTTACCCAGCGGTGGCGATGGTTATTTAAGGATTTACCCAGAAGCATTATTAACATCTAATATTACAGCAACAGATCTTATAATTCCAATAACTGACATAGGTTTATTTCCTGATCACGGAGCTATTCAAATTGGAGCGGAGTGGATTAGATATGGCAGTAGGGATGTACCGAACAGCAATTTAATTGTCACAACCAGGGGATTTCTTGGAACCAATGAGCGTTCACACACAACAGATGGGTATGATGGATATGTTGAATGGAGTCCCATAATTACGTTTTTCCACGGACTAGAGGACAATAATAGATTTATTAACCAAGAGACCAGCACATTTCAGGGTTATGACATATTTACAGCAACCGATGGGTACAAAGTTCGGGACGAAGTAGGGATACTAACCACTGATTTATCTGCTAGTGACGATGAGCGGGCGGATTTTCGTAGTTATGATTATGCTGGGTGGCACCGGACGGATCCAACATTATTATTCCAGGGTCAATGTTTGGATACATATATTGGGGGCGAGCATTTTTGTGCTGACGGATATGAGGGAGTGGGTAGGACGGTTCGTAACATTTCCATATCAGAGCAAGCCGACCGACGTGAGGAGATGTTGTTAGAGCAAACTGGAAGAGTAGCAGTATTAGTTAAGCGTTTGTGGGAGGGGATAGTGTGTTCTTGTTATACGCCACAGCGAGAGGTGCCGGAACTACGTTGCTATCACTGCTTTGGGACCGGATTTGTTACCGGGTACGAGCAATATTTCAATACTCGTCGCAGTGATAGCAGGATACTAGTGCGAGTCGGTCCTTATACTGATGATTTGAAGGTTGAGGATGGTGGTTTAGAATCGCATGTAATTCACGATTGTTGGACACTAACTGTACCTACAGTTAAGGATAGAGATTTTATTATACTTTTTAATATTGATGGAACGGAAGAGTTTAGGTATGAGATATTGGATGTAACCAGAAACACTCTTTTATATGGAGAATCTGGAAAACAGTCATTCAAAGCTCAGAGAGTACGCAAGACTGATCCGATATATATGTGGCGAGCTATTCGAAACACAGCTACAGAGCCCTCAGAAGTTACTACTTTAGTGGGACTTTTACGGGGACCAAACGGGACTGTTCTTCCTCACACTCATACGGTCACTATAAACGAGAATATTACAGTTGTATCTCAGGTTAACCAGACTACGAGCATGAGTGAAGATCATAATCACAGCGTTATTTCTGGAGTTGTGCAACCTTCTTTGTCTCACACGCATCATTTGGTATTGTAATGTATGTACGATTCTCTATTGAAATGTGCCAAAATATATACTGAAGCTGCCTGGCGCGGCCGGAAGGATCGAAGATATCAGTATTATAATCCTTATGATTTTTACGGACAAACCAAGGAGGAGCCGTGGTGGTCACAACTTTTGACAGAGAAGAGATACTGGGGCAAGAAGGCATCCGGTATGTTATTTGTTTGTAAAGAGGACGGCACCATATTATTACTTAAGCGATCTATGAAGGTAGAAGATCCTGGGGATTGGGGAATTCCTGGTGGAGCAATTGGAGAGGGATTTTATAGCAAAGAACATAAAGAAAAAGATCCAGACAATGAAACCTTTTTAAATTCGGCGGTTAAAGAGACGTGGGAAGAGCTTGGGGCGGTGCCCAAAGTAGGAACTTTATTGTCAACCACCTCATATCGGGACGCTGATTTTACGTATAACACTTACATTTACGATATACCACTTTACGAGAAAGAAAGGTTCAGTAAGCAGATAAAGCTAAACTGGGAAAACGACTATTGGTTTTGGTTTAGTTATGACAAACTTCCTGCCAACCTACATAAAGGGGTAATTTTTGCTATAAAAGAATGGATTAAAGAGCCAGAAGATTCGGAAGATCCGGAAGAACAGGAAGAATCTGTTGAGCCAACAGAGGCAGAAGGTTAATATTAAGCTATATTATAGGAAATTGTAATGTCAAATAAAGCTCCTAGTAGACCAGCATATGTAGGATCCGGACGCGCGATAGAGGGCGGTGCGTTAGCGGCTCGCAAGCAAGATTTGAATGCGCACGCCAGCGG